CGCGTCCTACGGCGGCGCGACGAGCTACAGCGTCGGCACCTACACGAACGAGGTGACGACGAACGGCACCTCGGCCGAGAGCCGCGTCAGCGGATCGGCGTCGCCCGACGGCAGCATCCCGGTCCCGAGCCTGGGCGAGATCATCCACGTCACGTCGGCCAGCCAGAAGATCAACAGCGTGTCCGTGACGAACGGTGCGTCGGCCCAGATGACCGGCGTCGAGAACGCGTTATCGAACGGCAACGACCCGGACGCCTGGCTCCAGGCAAACCCGACCAAGATCGACGTGGACTTCCTGGATATCTCGCCGGCCGTCGAAAGCCAGCTGAAGCAGGCCATCACCGTCAGCACGGACCCGGTCGGACTGCCGGCGCACATCAACCTCGGCAACCTGTAACCGCCCGCACCCGAGCGGGCACGACGCGCCCCGGTCGCCTCGCGGCCGGGGCTTTCTCATGCGCAAGGGAGGAATCCGATGCGCACGCTCATCGCTATCACCGCTGCCATCGTCGCCACCGCCGCGCCCACGGTCGCGTTGGCCGCCGAGAACGCCGCGGGCGGCACGATCGACCTGACGCAGCCCGCCGTGACGCTGGTCAGTCTGGCCGGCGCGGCCCTGACGGCGCTGACAGGCTGGCTGATCAAGCGCGGTGCCGACTGGTTCGGCGTCCGGAAGGACAGCGAGCTTGTCGACCAGATGCGCGAGTACGCCCGCGAGGGGATCGACTACGCGGAGAAGGAGGCCCGTGGCCTCGTCGCCGACAGCGAGGCGACCCGCATCAGCATCGAGAACAAGAAGATCGCCGACGCGGCGAACTACGTGCTCCAGCAGACGCCGAAGTGGCGAAAGGCCGCCAAGATCACGCCCGCGCAGGTGCGCGAGCAGGTGAAGGCGCTGCTGCCGGAGACCGGGGCCGGGCAGGGCTCGGCCGAGGAGTAACCCGTCATGTCGGCGGTGTTCAGCAAGCTAGCCGGGGTCCTGCTAAAGCAGGTCCTCGGCGCCGCCGTCGACGCGTTCAACGCGTGGCGCGCGGACCAGAACCTGAAGAAGCTCGGCAGCACATCCGCGGAGTTGCACCATGCACGCGCGAAACTCGAAGCCCAGAAGGATCTCCGCCGCGTCGGCGACCGTAGCGCTGACGATGCTGCTGGCCGGCTGCGCGACGGGTCCTTCTAGCGGCGGCGCCGGCACTGTGACGCCCGACCTTCACCAGTACAGCGACGCATTCCAGGCGCGCGCCGCGGACGAGCTGTCGGCGATCGACAAGCCGGGGTGCGCCCGGCAGCAAACCAAGGGCCTCGATCAGTGCAGCGCGCTGCGGCGCCTGGTCCCCGACCACCTGACCCTGCGCGACCGGATCCGCGCCCTCGAGAACGGGGAGGCCGGCGATGACGGCTCTGGATCGTGAGCTGCGCCTTCCGCAGCTGCGGCCGCGCGGCCCCGGCCGGACGGTGCCCGACACGCCGCAGCCGGACAGCAACTCGAAGGCCCAGCTGACGGGCGAGACCGGCGACGCCGGGATCATCGACCCGCTCGGGCACATGAAGCTCGACCAGACGATCGTCTGGAAGTCCGAGCTGCGCGGCTGGGCCGAGACGCTGCAGCAGCCGGCTGACGGAGACACGATCCAGCCCGATGCGGGCAACGTCGCGGTCGTCAGCGGCGGCTCGTATTCGCTCGGCACGCCGCCGGCGGTGCCGACGTATCAGCAGGACAGCAACGGCGACAGCCGCAACCGCGCCTGGATGGTCGTCGTCGTGGATACGGCGTCGTCGGCGTCGTTCTCGAACGTGAGCTTCGGCAACACGCTGAAGGACGCCGACGGCAACGATATCCCGCTCAGCGGGACGACGACGTACGTCATGATCTACGTCGAGACCATCGGCAGCTGGTTCGGCTTCCTGGCCGGAACGGGGCACTGACGATGATCGCGGACCACCTACTGGCGTGCGCGCTTCGGACAAGCGGCAGCGGATCGCCTACCTACGTCGCGCTCATCGAGACCGACACAACGGGCTTTGGCACGCAGATTCCATTCCACTCCGCGGATGGCCTGACGTTCGCTCGGGGTGACGTGTCGGCTCTCACCGTCGCCGCGGCCGACGCCGCGTCTGGCTTCTACACGAGCGGCGACGCCGTTTTCTATATCTCCGAGCCGAACAACGGCACGCGTTACATCAACGCGTCGACCGATGGGAAAACGTGGTCGGAGTGGGGATCGATCAGCCAGCCGCCGGTGAACCCGACGCAGCTTTCGGACGGCGTCGTAGCGTTCGCCGACGGCGTGACGCTTTATGAGCACACAGCCTCGTCCAACTCCGTTTCCGTGTCGCAAGTCAGCCAGCCTTCGACCCTTCCGCCGCGCATCCGTAGCGATGAAACGCAGGACCCGGTCTGGGATACCAGCTTCTCGGACTACTCGGATGGCTTGGCGCTTGGGGCGGGCCAGGTCTACGCCTCGTTCAAGCTGCTCCGGTACATCGACGGCAACGAGAACCAGACGACCGAGACTTTCGCCTACGACGGCGCTGGCTGGGCCTGGATCGGTTTGAGCGAAGGTCCGACGCCTGACGACCCAAGCGACGAGTGCGTGCTCCGGCCGTTGCGCCAGATCGATCCTGTCATCGGCGACCCGACGATCTTTCTTGTGTCCGGCGATGATCGGGACGTCTACAACGCCGGCAACGGCTGGAAATACACGGACACGTCTGAGTATTCGGGCAGCGGATCATCGTATGCCGGCGGTGTCGCCCTCGTCAGCTGCCAGAAATATGTTAACGGCAGCCTGGAAGATCACATCCGCCGGAGCACCGACGGCCTGAACTGGACTTACTATTTGGCCTCAAGCTACCCGACGAGCTGGTTCGCGCTGCCTGTCGGCACCGTCGCCAACTTCTTCTATGCCCGCACCGGACAGAACGAAGTCAAGCGCGTCGAGGCGGTGAACACGACGCCCACCGCATGGTCGGGCGATGTCGTGTCGTGCAAGAACGAAGCGATCACGAAGGTCAATGCGATCACCTCTATCTGAGCGTTAAGACGAAAAAGGAAGAGTAGCCGCCCCGTGCTGCCGCGGGGCGGCGTTTTTGTGCGCGGGGGCACTGATGACTGAAGAAGAAAGGGTGAGCACGGACAGGCAAATCGGCCAGCTGGAGGGTAGGGTAGCCTCGCTCGAGCAGCAGGTCGATCGCGATAGCGAGCAGACCAGACGTCGGTTCGAGCGGATGGAGCAAAACGTGGACAAAAGGCTCTCCGGTATCGAGCAGAGGTTCTCCGGTATCGAGGAGAGCCTCTACGAGATCCGGCAAACCATGTCGCACTACCGAGGTAGGGCGTCGGCATGGACCAAAATGATCTCGATCGCCGCGGCGGCCGCCGGCGGCGTCGCGACGCTCATCGTCGCCGCGTTCAAGTGGGCACTGTGATAACCGGGAGGGCAGCCATGCCCGAAACGGCGGAGCAGCTGGTCGCGGCGCACGCTGCTGACCGTCGTCAACGGCCGGATCGAAGCCGTCAGCCAAGTGTCGATGCTCGAGCCCGAGCACATGTACGGGCGCGCCGCCGCGTAGCCCCGCAACCCGCAACAATCTTACGCGCTGTGAGCCTTCACAGCGATCGTTTTGCCAGCGCGCCGGGGCCGTGCCCCGGTCGTGAACGCACAGCAATCCCGCCTCATGCACGATGTTTCCCAGCCGCGCGATCGCGGTGGCTGCCGTGGCCGCCGCGTTGCTTACGCCATGCGCGGCAGGGGCCATTACGTTCCCCGGGGCCGAACTGATCAAACGTTTCGAAGGATTTCGGCCGGCCGTCTACCGCGATGGTGGCGGCGTGCGGACTGTGTGCTGGGGCCTTACCGGTCCAGCGGCCCGGCCGGGAGCCAGCTATTCCTGGCTGGAGTGCCAGGCCCTGTTCATGCGCGTGTACAAGCAGCGCTACCTCGCGCCCGTGCGCGACATGGTGCCCGACGACACGCCGCCGGAGCAGGTGAGGGCGCTGGTCTCATTCGCTTGGAACCTGGGGCCGGCGGCCCTGCGACGGTCCGCGCTGCTGGAGCATCACCGCGCCGGCCGGTGCGAGGCCGCCGCGGACGAGTTCCTGCGTTGGGTACATGCCGATGGCGAGGTCGTCCCGGGCCTGCGCCGGCGGCGGCGCATCGAGCGACGGATCTACCTGCGCGGGTGTGACTAGACGACATGTCCGTCAGGGGGCGGGTGGCCCGCCTCCAGGTGTGCTGAGATACGTGGGTTGCACCGCCGGGTGCCGAGCCACAAGCACAGAGGAGACGGACCGTGGACGAGTATAACGCTTACGTCGGCCTGGATATCCACAAGGATACGATCGCGGTCGCGATCGCCGAGGCTGGCCGCAACGGCGAGTGCCGCAGTTACGGCACGATCGCCAACACCTCGCAGCAACTCCGCAAGCTCGCCGACAAGCTGACGCAGCGCCACGGCGCCGTTCACTTCGTCTACGAAGCCGGGCCGACGGGCTACGTTCCCTGTCGCACGTTGATTGGGGCCGGCTACGACTGCGCCGTCACCGGGCCAGCGCAGATCCCGAAGAAGCCCGGCGACCGGGTTAAGACGGACCGGCGGGACGCGCTGCAGCTGGCGCGCCTGGACCGGGCCGGCGAGCTGGACGCGATCTGGGTGCCGGACGAACACCACGAGGCGATCCGGGATCTCGTGCGCGCCCGCGAGCAAGCTGTGCAGGACCTGCGGCGCGCGCGTCAGCGCGTCACCTCGTTCCTGCTCCGTCACGGGCGCTCTTACAACGGGGCCAATTGGACCAAGACGCATCGCCGTTGGCTCGCCCGTCTGCAGTTCAACCAGCCTGCCCACAAGGTAGTCCTAGACACGCTGCTGCAGGCCGTCGATCAGGCCCGCGAGCGCCGCGATCTGCTCAGCCGGGAGATCGCGAACGCGATCCCAGACTGGACGATGGCACCGGTTGTCGAGGCGCTGAAGACACTGCGCGGCGTGTCGCTGGTGGCAGCAGCCGGGATCGTCGCGGAGATCGGCGACATCGCCCGCTTCGCCCATCCTGGTCAGCTCATGGCTTACCTCGGCCTAGTCTCCAGCGAGCACTCGACCGGGGAGAAACGCCGAACGGGCGCGTTGACCAAGACCGGCAGCCCGCTGGCGCGCAAGCTCTTGACGGAGGCTGCGTGGTCCTACCGGCATACACCCAAGGTCTCCGAGGAGCAGCTGGCGAAGCAGGACGACGACCTCACGCAAGGCGTTCGCGATCACGCCTGGAAGGCGCAGACGCGCCTCCATGCACGCTACCGCGCGCTCCTGCGGGCCGGCAAGAAGCCACAGGTCGCCGTCACGGCGATCGCGCGCGAACTCGTTGGGTTCATCTGGGCGATCGCCTTGCAGGCGCGACCAACACCGGCCTGAGACAGACTCTGCGGAGACGGAGGACCTCATCAACCGTTTGGAGATCGACCCTCAACGTTACATCCGCTCCGGGACAGGGGCACCAGGGCGCGACCGCGGATCGGCTAGATCCCCGTGAGCCACTATGGCTGCGGCGTTCGACCACCGCCGTCTAGACTGGGGCAACGGCCGGCGAGGTTCCGTCATTCTGTGGTCCCGACCCACGCATCAGAGTTTCTCAACCGTCGTCAAAGACGTCGCGCCCTGGTCCCCTTGTCTCGAAGCGTTCATCACCACGCACTTCGGCTGGAACCTTCCGGAGCAGATCCTGTACGCCTACACCTTGAAACGACGGACATGAGAGTGGTGCAGCCCAAACGGATGGTGCCCGCGTGGGCCGGAAAGCCCCGAACAGCGGCCGACACACGTGCGAACCCGAGCGGCAGCAGGTGACCGATGCTGTTGAAAAAGGGCCTTCACGACCGGGCGTTCGGACCAGTGCGGCGTTTTGAGGTCGGGGCGCGCTCCGAACTCGAAGGTTTTCGTGTGGATCGGCGCCCGGGTCCGAAGCTGCAAGGTCTATCTTCGTCAGTAAGTTGCGGCGCCGATCGGCGTCATGACCCCATGCCGCCCCACAGTCATGGCTTAGCTGCCCTTCCGCAGCGCCAACCGACCACGTAGAGTCCGGCCATGACCGAATCGAAGTGGCTTCGCCTGCTTAACCAACGAGGTGCCTACATGGGCAACACGATGAGCGTCCGTTGCCCAGCGCGCGTCGAGAAAAACGGCTCGATCGTCGTCGCCGTAAGCGAGGAGGCGATCCAGGACGCCTTGCGCATTCCGGGCGCCAACCAGCAGCAGCTGGTGGACGGCTTTGATGCCCTGCGCCACACCGTCCAGCAGGTCGCGGAGCGCAAGTGGCGCGCCGGCGAAACCCAGGACTACGGCCAGGTTATCCTGATTAGGACGTCTGAATTGTCCTAGAGTTCGATACGGATACTGGTTGTCGAAATGGGGGACGGTTTGGGGTTCTGGGATTGGATTGATGCGAATGGCGCCATGGCGGGTGCGATCGTAGGCGGTGCTCTCAACGCGCTCGCTCTTGCTCTCATCACATTCATCACCTTGACCGCAGAGCAGAGGCGCGACGCCCGACACGAAGAAGCTCAAAGACGCCGGCTTGCTCGCAGTCTCGCAGCAGAGTTGGACCTCAGCTTTAGAAGCTCTCTGGACACGCTTGGGGACACTCTCCGCGTCGCAGACGTTCGCAAACGCGCTCCGGCGATCGGTCCGTTCCCAGTGTTTGAAAACAATACGAACATGCTCGGTTTGCTGGACGATGAGACGGTTCGGCAGCTCATTGTCATATATTCTGGGGTCCGGCACGTTAAAAGGATTGCGGAGCAGTACGAAGATTGGCGACTTCAAAACGTTCCGGGGAGCACGCCCAGTTCGGTTATTTACGAGGTCCTGGATATCAGCCCAGAAGCACTGAGTGACCACCTGGACCGGTTGCGCGGCTATGCGGACCAGCACGTGGAGCACGTGATCGAGCGGCTGCATGCCATTGCCGATGGACGCCGCCCACCAGCCACACCTGACTCAGTGAAGATGTGGCGGTGGGAAGACTAAACTCGCTTGTGGGTTACCAGCCTAGGAGGGAATTCCCGCAACTCTGAACTCACGGTGTGGATCGGCGTGGGGTCCGCACGCCGATCGGCATGTCAAGTGCCTGATATAGAACAGTACTTTAGCCGTGACCTCGACGCCGCTGCACAGTCAGACATAGCCCCGGGCCTGAACCATGGCGGTCAATGAAGATGTGGACAGTTGTATGACCGATAGACCCGAAGACCAGTCATCACCGTCACAAGGGCCGCGGTTGGGACGGACTGCTCAGCCTTTCCGCACCGCTGATGCAGCACATACGATTGTCAAGGTGGCCGATCAACTCGGCTGGGATATGGGCAATATCGACAAGTTTACCCGGCGGGTTCAGCATGTGGAATATGGTCTTTCCGCTGAAATCGAATTCGCTGCCATCCTCCGCTGGCTTGGATGGTGCAGTTTCGTCCACCGGCTGAGTGAGGACGTGCTTGAAGATGAAGCTCGCAGCCAGTGGACCGTGCCCGACCTTCTTGCTGTCTTCCAGACAGGCGGCGATACATGCAGCGCCGTGATCGAAGTCAAGACGACGGAAGATAAGGTCCTGAGATTCAAGGCTTGGTATTTGAAGCGCCTGAAGGACTATGCCGCGCTCCTGAACCAGCCGCTCCTGATCGCCTGGCGTCCACGGGCCGTCGGGTTCTGGATACTGTTCGATCCCGCCATCGCCGAACCGGCCGGGGAGGATTCGGTAACGGTCGACTTCGAACAGGCGATCAAGAACGATCTGATGAGTGTTTTCGCCGGTGACTACTATCTCGTTCCGAAGCAAGGCGCTGGTCTACGGATCGAACTGGAGCGCGTGGGGGAGAAAGAGCCTACCGCTGACGGTTATCAGGCGGTATTCCGGGTGTCCGATGCATACCTGCACGATGCGGCCGGTGAGCGGGGCGCGGACGTCCCGAACGCGCTCGTATGGGCGATCTTTTCGACCCTTACGGATCATCAGGAAATCAACGATGATGTTGTCGTCCAGTCATTTGTTGCGTCTGGGGGCATGACACGCGCCCAGCTCGTTCTCCGAACCGCTGTCGGCTTTTCCCTTGATGAAGACGAGCGCATTCACTGGAAACAGGTCGGCACAAACCTGGACGCCATCCTGCGATGCGACGACCTGCTGCGCGACGCCCAGGCTTACTTTGGCACGTTCATGAGCTATATCTTTCACCAGCAGCCGCAGATTACGCCGTCTTTCCTGCCGGGCGGCTGGGCCGGTCGCTCGGCTGGATCACCAGCTGAATCGGAGGACGATGGCGATTAGCGCAAGGCATTACAGATCTGTAGCCTTAAACTTGGCACACTCGACTGCAAGCGAACCATGCTGTGCCAACGATTCTCAACATCAGATCTGCGTTACACGTTTGAGTGCAAGTCGTGCCGCGGTCGCGAACCTGTCCCCGAATGCGAAGGGGCCATAGGCTGTGTGAAAAAGCGCAGAGCACTGACCCACCTGTTTCCAGCGAGATCAGCACCTTAACGGAGCCGATCGGCGTGGGAACCCCGCGCCGATCGACAGTGTAGAGAACGAGTACAACAACCTACGATGCGTTCGAGCGAAACCCTAACCGTGCGCGACCGCTATTGGCCGATACTGTTGAAAAAGGCTTGGACCAACGGGACAGAAGACAGATAAGTACGCGTTGGGCGTGAAATAGGTCCTTTTTGTTCTGAACCGTCTCCGATTCTTCGTTAAAGTTGCTCTGACCTGACTCCTTCAAGCCTTTTTCAACAGCATCGACCCGACCCGGCCGATACCCGTCTCGCTTGGGCGGTCCGGTGTATCCCAGAAAGCTGACGATAGGGACGCTTCCGTCTGAGCTCCGCCACTAGGCGACGGCGGCGAGGTACGGCGCCTCGACCTTCACGACCGCCAGCACGCGGTGTGCTTCCGGGACAGCCCCGCGGATCGCCGCCTCAGCGCCGCTGACACTGCCGGCGAGCGCGTAGTGGTGGAAACGGCTGCCGTCGTGGTCCTCGCAAAGCGCCCGGTACGCCGTGCCCGCCGTCGGGTCGGAGCAGTCGCGGACGGCATACGGGCGGCCATCCCATTCGATGATGTGGTGCCCAAACATCGCGATCTCCCTGTTGCGGCTGTTACCAGGAAGGGTGCGAACAAAACGGGACCGGGTCAAGGATGACCCGGCCCCGCTGCCTAACACCACCAACCACGGAGGTGTAGGTGTATCAGAGCTGCGCCTCGTGGCCGGCAGCGCGCTTCCAGCCCGTGGACTGCTGTGGGCGCGGCGCGTCCGTTTGCCCCTCGGGGATCGCGCCCTCGGGCACGCGTTCCGTCTGGGCCTGCCGCGGCCCGTTCTCAATGACGTCGTACAGCTGCTGGCGGCGCTGGCGCAGCATGTTGATCGCGTCGAGGTGCACCTTGAGCTTAGCCGCGCGGTCGAGCCACAGGGTACCGCGAGCGACACGGCCGCGGACACTGTTCTCGTCGGCACGCTCCCAGAGCTGATCGTGCTTCATGCGCTGCGCCTCGGAGACGCGCTGCTTGAACGCCTCCGCGGGCTTGTTCGCGCGGACCTGCGCCGCCTCCCAGCCCCGCTGGATCTCGTTGTTGCCGTAGGTGCGCGCCTGCTTGATCTGCTGCTGGGCGGTCTGGAACCACCCGTATTTGTCGCGCGCGCCCGTCATGCGCGAGACGCGGTTGATCAGGCTCTGCTCGGTCTCCGTCGCGCCCTTCAGCAGCATGCCGGTCTGGTGCGCCTTCTCGCGCACCTCGTTGACCGGCAGCTCGGCCGCGGCCTTAGCGCGCTTGGCGAAGTCCAGGGCGCCGCGGATCGCCGGCGTACCGGTGTGGAACTTCCGGCGCTGCTGCTCGATGTGCTCGCTCATCCGTTCCATGTCTGCCCTCCGTTTGCGCCGCCTGTGGCGCGCTTGTCGGGGTAGCTGGTGGAACGGGTGCGCGTGTCAACCATAACACGCGCGCCATCACTCACCGCGGACGCGCTGACGCTGGCCGTGGCCGTTGCCGCGGCTCGGCCCGTGGTCCATGCGCCCCATGATGTCTTGTAGCTCGGCTTCGAGCGCGTTGTCGTTCTCGGGGCGGTCGGGCGTGCCGATGTCTCGGCGATCCCCCTGTTCGGCGGAGTGCTGGCCGCTGCCGCGCCCGTGCTTCTTCTCCAGGCCGGCCACGTGCTCTTCCAGCTCGCTCAGGCCGACCCGCTGCTTACGGATCCCCAGGAACCTAGCCGCCCTGCCCAGGAGCGCCGCAGCTTTCTGGTACGCTTTCTCTGCGCGCCGCCGGCGGTCGCGCTCGGCGTTCAACTCGCGGATGACCTCGTTCGCTCGCATCCGGCTCACCTCCGCACCGTCCCGTGCGCCGTCGATGTCGCGGTAGTCGATTTCGCGCATGCCGCGCTTGCCGTTGCGCCGGCCCACCACGCGCACGCCGCTCTCCGGCTCCTCACCGCGTTCAGCGAGTTTCCGGGAACCCGGTCCCTCGTGGATCGTCGGCTCGCGATCCAACCCGCGCTCACGGAACGAGCGCGGATCGATGCGATCTCCCCGGCCGGTCTCGCGGTACCAGTCGTTGATGACGCCGGCGATCTCATGACGTGCGCGGCGCGTCGAACCACGGCTGCTGAAGCCGAACACCCTGCGGCCGGTGCTTTCGTCCCGGTCGCAGATGATCATGTGCGCGTGCGGGTTCGACGCGTCCTTCTGGCCTTTATCGTGCAGTGCGAACACACTCGGGCACCGGCCATCGGTGAGCCTTCCGGCGATCCGCGAACACAGCTCGTGTCGCTCGTCCCGGTTAGTATCGCGCGGCAGCGAGACGATCAGGATGTCCGCAATGCGCGCGTTCGCTCGACGCGCGGTGACGGCTTCTTCGTAGGAGCGCGACCAATCGATCAGAGCGCTCACTTCGCCCGGTTCGGCGTCCGGCGCATGCTGCGTTTCTACCCTACTGGCCGCACCTGGCCGGCACGCGTACCGGAGCGCGTCTTGGAACGCCTGGGAGCCATGCTGGTCGGCACCAGCCCGGCCGATTTTCCTGTGCTTGAGCGACAGCCAGTTCATGCTCGCAGCCCAAAGCCATTTGTGCGCTATCACCCCTCAGGCCGCCTTCGCGGTCGGCCCGTCAGCCCGGCACTTGTGCCATCCGCGGTAGACCGCGAGAGCGGCCAACGCATCCGCCGCGTTGTCGTCCTGCGGGGTAAAGCCCCAGCGCCGTAGCTCCCCCATCACCTGATCTTTTCCGGCGTCCGGCGATCCGGTCAGGGCCGTCCTGATCGCCGGTACACGAATGCGCTCGACGTCGCGGCCGTCGCGGACGGCGACCATCTCCGCTACACCGGCCAATGCGATCAGCAGGTGGGTCTGCGCGTCGTCGCCGCTGACCCACGGTTGCTCGATGACGACAATCGAGGGCCGGAACAGCGGTAGCAGGAACCGCCGCATGTGCGCGTCGAAGCGCGCAAGGCGTTGGCCGCGGTCGTGGTGTTTCCGGCCAATGTCAAGTGCGCCATGTTCGACGCCATCGCGGATCTCGGCCGCGTAGCCGTAGCGCGACGCGAGATCGAGCGCGAGCACACGGCGACGCGTCGGTTGACGCGATTCCCGCGTGTTGCCTCCATATCTCCGGTGGGAAGACATTGCGACCTCCCGTCGCGCGCGTGTTTCCGGGATAGCTGGTAGAGCGGCGACGCGGCTGCAACGCAGAGGTGAGCGAGATGGCGTCGGTTCGGAAGAAGACGTGGAAGGACAAGAAAGGGAAGACGCGCTTCAGCTGGTGCGTGGAGTGGCGCAACGCTGAGGGGAAGTCGAAGGTTAAGTGTAGCCGGGAATGGAGCGAGGAGGACGCGAAGGCCTACCGGCGCGAGATCGAGGGGCGCAAAGCAAAAGGCCAGCGCACCGAGGTCGCGGAGCGCTGGACCGCCGGCGCGTGGATGCGCGACTACGCACGGCGGGCCCATCAGGGCGGCATCAGCGGCTACGAACCCGTCGGAGCGGCCCGACGGGATCAGCTGCAGTGGGTCGCCCGATGCGTCGAGGAGGATCCCATCGGCGACATGCTGCTGGAGGGGATCACCGAGGTCGAGATGCGGCGGTTTCAGAGCCGCTTGCTCGGCGGAAAACTCCAGCGGAAGAGCGCGAAAGAAGTCCTCACGTCGTTCAAGGCCGCACTCGACGACGCCCGGCGGCAGGGCATGATCCTCAACGACGTCTGGCAGGACGTGAAGATCGTGCACAACCAGCGCCGGAAACGGCGCAAGCGGCGCACGCAGGACGACGGCGACGACTACCTGGAGATGCCTACGCCGGAGCAGGTGCGCACGCTACTCGATACGGCGAAAGGCCTGCGTGACGACACGGCGCGCACCATGGGCTGGGAGCCCGTTGAGGACGCCACCTGGCGGCAGTACCACGCAAGCGAGGGGCCGCGCGGCTGGAAGAATACCCAGCAGGCATGGAAGCGCAATTACGTCTTCGTACTGCTCGCCGTCCTGACCGGCTTGCGGCAGGGCGAGATCCGGGCGCTGTACAAACGGGACGTGAAGCTCGATCGGGGTGTTCTTAGCGTGCTTCGGGCAGCCGATGTCGACAACAACATCAAGGAGCCCAAGAGCGAAACCGGCATCCGCGACGTTCCCATCCCGCCTCAGCTGGAAGCGGAGTTGCGCGGGTGGCTCGAGATCGCGCCCGAGAGCAGGTTCCTGTTCCCCAGCCGCAACGGCGGGCTGATGGATCGCTCTAACGTCTACCACCGCGTCTGGTGCCGTCTCCTCGAGCATGCGGGCATGGGCGACGTGAACCTCAGCTTCCACTCGCTGCGGCACTTCTACGCCTCGAGCATCATCGAGGCCGGCATGAACCCCAAGCAGGTGATGGAGACGATGGGCCACTCGAGCATCCAGGTGACCTTCGACCTGTACGGGCACAGGTTCGACCGGGACATGAAGCATATCAAGGCGGCCGCGTGCCGGTCGGCGGACACCCTGCTCGGATCCTAA